CCATTGCTGTAATTGTGCCTTGACTGTTATTGTGTTGGGACTTCATAGTTGTATTGCCGTTTCTTGCTCTAAAGTAAACAGTATATGTGACTGCACTTGCAGTGTTAGGCGAATCCAGCTTTGACATTGCAGCATAGCCAGCCAGATTGATTGAATTTATATTGCTATAATAAGTGTCACTACCTCTTGAAAGAATATCAGTTGAACCTCTATAAATTGTAAAGTCGCCTCCCGTATCCGTAGTACCGCTAGTTGCATCTGCGGGAGTTGAAAAGCTAACTAACATTTTACTTGATGCCGATGAAGGTGTAATAGTTAATGTTAACCCTGCCGTTACATAAGATGAACTGGTAGTTAGAACCTGAGTAGCAGTAGTACCTTCAACAACTTGCAACACCGAGCCTGTGGGTAATGTAGTCGTACCCTGACTCTTCAAATCAAGTGTCTTACCTGCCGCAATCTTAATCACCTCACCGCTTGGGTGGGATAACTCTTTTAATTCTAAGGTACTCATACGATACTCCAAGTTCCATTCAAAATTATCGTACTCCCATCTGCAATCGTTATCGGCCCTGCGCTCATACCATTAGTGTTGGCAGGTATCGTGATGTTCTCGCTGATAGTGTTTGCGTTAGTTCTGATAATACTTGCAGTGCCAAGGCTAGGCCCACCAAGAGCTACGGCAGAGTTAATCTTAGCTGCTGTGACTGAACCATTTTCTAGGTCACTTGTACCTACAGATTCAAATGCGTTGACGTTACCAATATATGGCATTAGCTACTCCCCTTATGCTATCTCTAGTACACTGGCAAAGACTTCTAAGTCACCAGCTACTGACGCTGTGAGTGCAATAATATCTCCAGCTTCTAAGTTAATAGGCTTATCCATTAGTAAGGTAGCGTCTGCTGGTACAGGAACTGTTTTACAAATATGACGATAAGTTGTGCCTCCGTCTACTGTAACCTCAACAGTTACATCTGCATCGTTTACTCCATCAATGTTGGAGATGTACAGTGCGTGAATGACAGACTGTGTAGATGATGGTGCTGTATATAAAGTAGTGCGTGATGTGCCAATTGCAACACCAGCATTCTTAAATGTATTAGCCATTTAGTTAGCCTCCTAGAGCTATTGCCATTGCGACTGATGCCCCAATTGGATCGTATACTGTTGATAAGTTATTAACTGAAGTAGTTGAAGCTTTAGCATCAAGTGCTGCCTGTAGCCCCGTTACTACTGAGATAGCATGGTTAGCTGGATGTGAATAGTTATTAGCATTAGTTGCTACAGTATCTAGCTTAGTACCATCAGTAGCTACATCACGCCCATCAAATGTACTGTTAGTCGTTATGGCTCCTGTCATTGCACCACCAGCTAAGGGTAGCTTGTTCGCTGCTGCTGCGGCACTGTTGGCTGCGTTAGTGGCTGATGTAGCTGCTTCACTCGCTTTAGTGGTTGCAGTGGATGCACTAGTAGAAGCACCCGATGCACTGTTAGCTGAGGCTGTTGCAGAGTTTGCACTAGCGGTGGCACTGTTGGCAGAAGCAGTTGCAGAAGTTGCTGCGTTACCTGCACTGGTGGCTGCTGCTGTAGTAGAACCAAATAAGGTATCACTGTAGTTCTTAGTAACTACATCTTGTGCTGCAGTAGGATCAGCTACACCTGTGATCTTGTTAGCACCCATTGCTAAGACACCACTCATGGTATCTCCAGCCTTAGTTACCTGTAGTGCATCACCTGCATCTACGTATGTCTTTGTAGTAGCATCTGTGCCAGCCGTAGGTGCGCCTAAGCCAGTGACTTTGTTAGTACCCATAGCCAAGGCACCAGACATTGTATCTCCAGACTTAGCAACCTTCAAAGCGTCTGCAGTATCTACGTAGCCTTTAGTGGTAGCATCAGCCGTGGCTGTTGGTGTACCTAAGCCAGTAACTTTGTTAGTACCCATTGCCAATGCACCAGACATGGTGCCTCCTGCTAGAGGTACTTTAGTTGCAATGCTGTTTGTTACAGTAGTAGAGAAGTTAGCATCATCACCTAGTGCAGCAGCTAACTCATTAAGAGTATCCAATGCAGCAGGGGCAGCAGCAATTACAGCAGTCACTTCCTGATCTACGTATCCTTTAGTCGCAGCATCTGCAGTAGCAGTAGGAGTACCAAGACCTGTAATCTTGCTAGTACCCATTGCCAACTCACCAGATAAAGTGCCACCTGCTAAGTTTAACTTCAGTGCATCTGCAGCATCTACATATGTTTTAGTTGTAGCGTCAGTGCCATTGGAAGGTGCAGATAATCCTGTAATGGTAGCAGATGTACCAGCGTTCATATCCAACGAGCCATTAATGGTTACATTAGTGAATGAACTTGATCCTGATCCTGCAGTTACGTTACCTGTTAAGTCGCCCGTAACATTACCAGTTACATTGCCTGACACGTTACCTGTGACATTGCCTGTGACTGCACCAGCAAGAGGGCCAACAAAGTTAGCAGCAGTTACTGTTGTACCTGTTACTGTACTAGCTGCGGCAGAACCAATCTGTGTGCCGTCAATGTTACCAGCGTTAATGTCCACTGAAGCTAATGTGGATAAGCCTGTTACACCTAAGGTGCCAGCAATCGTAGCATTCTCATGCACAGCGATAGTGTCAATGTATCCGATACCATCAATGTATAAGTCTTTGAACTCAGCACCAGAAGCACCAAGGTCAATGTCAGAGTCAGTAACAGGAACAATTGCCCCATCTTGAATGCGTAGTTGCTCTACTGTACCTGTACTTACTTGTACAAAGAAACCAATACGATTGTTAGCAGTATCAACTACTACTTTGTTAAGTGAGTCCACATCAGAGATAAGAGGAATGAATGCACCTTCAGTGCTAGTCCCATCATGCTTATGTCCTGATGCGTGAGTAAAGGCATCTCGTATTGCATTGTATTCTGCGTTAACGGGTGCTGCCTTGATTACTGCGTTTGCAACTATGTCTGCAACGGATTGTCTAGTATAGCCAGCCATTTATCTTAAATCTCCAGTGCCGTAAGTTAACACGATGCCCTGTATGCTGTGACTAGCATCAGTGCTATTAGTTACGTATTTAAATGATACAGACGTACCCGATCCTGAGATATTAGTTGCCTGTATTGGTGAGGGGTTGCCACTGTAGATAGCTGTACTATCGTAAGCAGCTTCATTAAAGTATGCAGCAGCACCTTTAGTAGTCATTGTATAGTTAGTAGGATTCATTACATCAATGTCTTCATAGTCATACACCACGGATAAAACAATTTCATTGTCTCCTTCCGATCTTAGATATGTATTAACCTTATGAAATATCTTTCGTTGCTCTGGATTTTCCATGTACATGTAAGGAGTTTGATACACACTAAATATATCTAAACCAGCAAAGGAGTTGCCCCTCTCTTGACGATATACTTTGCCATTGGAAGATCCATGTATGATAAATTCATACTGACCTATATAACCACTAGCTGCACACGTAGCCTCTAATCCTAGAAGCTGACCAAACTCAAAGACTAAACCCTCTTGGTTCTGACGTATGCCACCTATAATACCCTGTGATTCAGAGGCAGCAAAGAATATTCTAAACTGAGACTTGTTGCGTATAACAACAGAGGATAATCCATTTAAGTCTATCGCCAGTACTACATCTGAGAATACTGATTGTATCTTCTTAGATATGGTTTCTAGTTCTACGTCACCAATTTTACTTGTGCCAGATACAGGACGCATACCATCTTGACTAAGGAATAATAAATCACCACCAATCTCCATAACACTATCAGTGGCGAGACAACCTAAGTCATGTGTAACTCCCGATAGTACAAAGTTAGCAGCAGCAGTACCCTTCAATGCTTTGATTGCGTTAGTACCAAATATGTACAGTACATCTCTGAAAGGTTTAATAGCTACAATTTCAAAGCCTACATTTATTACACCAGCACCATTGCTTGTAGCAAAGTCAGTCTCGGCTAAAGGCGCACTAAAGAATAACTTACTAGGGTGTGCTGGATCTCCTGCAAGAAACATATGATTAGCATAGTCTGAGGCATACTTTGGATCTGTAGGCGCAGATGAATGTGTTATTGGTGTGTACGTTGTACCATCGTATGTAGCAGCAGGGTTAACTCCATCTGTAAGAAGTGTCTTAGCAGAACCAAAGTTAAAGTTAGCAAAGCGAACCTTGCTTACTCCTGACATTGTAGGTGAACCACCGCAGGTAACAGCTACCCATGCAGAGGTTGAATTG